GTGTATTGTGTACCGTCTTTTTCAAAAGTAATTAAAGATTGATTGTTGAATGTAATTGTTTGGGTTGAGATTTGATTAGACATAACTGTCTCCTTCTTTTAGTTTTCGAAATTTTAACTATGGTCATATCACCATAGTAGGTGATCGAGTGGTTCGAAAATCTGAGAAGTAACAGATTGGACGTATTCCCCTTTCGGGTATTGTATTAGTCGCCCACTCGATCATAGATTGTAAATACACCTTTTTGCATAAAAATTTGATAGACACTACTTTTAGTGAATTTTTGATACAAAAAAACCGCATAGGGTTTCGGCTGCGGACTTGCCGCTTCTTTTAAAGGTTTCGACACCTTAGACGTTTTCACATCTTGTGATGAATAATATAATTTTATTTTTAATATGTAAAGAAAAACCAGCCTTTTTGACTGGTTTTTGTCGAAAATCAAAATCTAATAAAAGTTAAATAAATATCTATTAGTCATTTCGTCTCCAAAAATTCATTCTACCACTTCCATCCTTTCCAAAAATACAACGAGCAGAGAATCCATATTCTACACCAAACGCATTTTTAGATTCAAAATCAGTATAAATTTCATAATTCCCAGTATTCTTGTTTACCCTCGTTGCTGTTCCTAACACCTCGTGGAAAGTTAAAACCTCAGATGGTGATGCTTCTGCTTGAATCATCTCTTTACACGCCCTCCACGTTTCTAGCGTGTCGTATTCTGTTTCACTATTTGCTTTTGGTGCTGTTTTGACAATTCCATCATCACTAACATCTTTTAGATCTTTTTCTGTCAGTTCAAAACGCTCACCATTCTCACAATCAACAAAATAGCGTAGATTTTTTAATGTACTCTTAGAACTCAATTCTGAAATAACAACATTGTCACATTTTTCACTCATAGCGGCTTTTAATGCTGCTTTTTTACGATGAATTTCAATATCTTTTATTCGTTTTTTATATTTTTTGAATAGTTTAGGATAACTCTTTTTATCATAAGGAGATAAATTAACTTTTTTGATTTTATCTTCTAAGTTTATTTCTTGTTTTTGCTTGGCTGATTCACTTACAGCTTTATCATCTTTACTTGACGCACAAGATCTAATAGTAACACCCACTATTATTAAAAAAATAATTGAAACTATCCAATCTTTAGCTGTTGGTTTAGCTGTTTTTTTACCGCCTTTCGCGTGTTTTTTAATGTTTTGGTTATTAAATGTTTCACAAATATTATTTGTTTTTGCTACAGATGATACCGAAAAGCTCTCTAATTGATCATTTTGTTTATCTTTTTTTGGTATCTCAAAGCCTAGTTTTGACTCTATAAATTCTAATTCAGCTTTTGCAACTGAGATCGCTTTATATCCTGCGGCCATTAAATCTTTTATATACAGCTTATTGTAGATGAATGGGAATATTAAAATAGATATGCCAGCAGTGAAAATAGCTAAAACAAACATAATTATTGTATATTTAAAGTCCCCTCTAAATAAAGCAGGGAAAAACCAAAAAAACAATGTTGTCCAAGAAAAACCCACAGGCGCTTCTTTAACAGAGTCTGTATTTTTATTCTCAAACATAATTGATGCAAATGCCATAATTTTCTCCATTGTTAAAATTAATTTAATTTCAACAAATTATATCCAAAACTACAATCAATCTCTGTGACCAAGTTCAAGTTTTGTAAAATATTTTTACTAAATTATCAAGTTAGATCGAGAAAATAACACATTATTAGATAAATTTAGTATTTTACTACTCCAAAATTAGCACAAAAATCATTTCTTCTTTTAACAAATTCTCTTTCATAATAACACCAAATATCGTGATGAACTTTATTTAATGTACTATGAGTTTGAGGTTCCCCCCATTTTGCTACAATCCATTTGATATCTGTAACACCTAAACGTAATTTTTTATATCCAACTTGTTGATAGTCATAGGTTAAATCTGTGAATTCATTTGTATTTTTCCATACTAAATTCATTATATTATACCCCGGTGTATCAGCATATGTAGAATAAGGAATCGCCATTGATTCAAAGACAGCTAGCCCATAAAGAATCTCTAGTTCAGCTTCATAATCTGTTTTATATTTTCTTTTTTCTCTTATTAATGCTCTAACTGCAATTTTAGCTTCCTTAAAAGCTACTGATAAAGGTAAGTTTTGATATGCTAACCCGAGTCTTTTAAGTGGTTCATTTTTATATTGTTTGATTTCATCAGCCCAATACTCAGGAATATAATTCCTTAAGAAATTACTTACATCTGAGAAGCTATTGTGAGTTCTTGGTAGTTTTGCAAGGAAACTCATTACTTGTTCAAAGTATAAATTTACAAAGTTTGCTTTGTCGAAGTATTTCTTTAATAGAAGCACTGTTTTATCCTCTAAAACTTTTCCTGACAAAAAAGCATACCAACACATATATTGAAATGCGCCCTCGTCTCTACCTTCGTAAGAAAGAAATATCGCACTATGATAATAGTTCTCTGCATCAAGGCTTAAAAACTCTTTATATGAAATAGCTCTAGAGCTTAAAGCCTCTGCTAAAATTCTAGATTTGTTGTCTAAAAGCCCCCAAGCGGCATCCATTTCATTTTTATTAATCGCTAACCTTATCTTTCTATCAACCTCAGATAAGTCTCTATTTAGTTTATCGTGTGACGAATATGACTGAGTAGAAGTGGTAGTGGGCAAATGTTCTTGTTGTTTTCTATTATCATATTCCTTCTTGTCCCCTTTTTTTCCATACTTATAAAACACAAAAAAAACTACACCAAAGACAATCCAGCCCCACATAATAACCTCCTTAAGTTAATGATATTATAAGAAGGTTATTACTAATTTAACTCTTAGCAAGACTTATTTCCTATTTTTGCGATCTAGATCGAAAAAATTAATCATTCAGCTTTCTAACTTGTGATTTTGTAGTAATCTTTGCTCAACAAATTTGGCGAGCAAACAGGAAAACTATGAAACAACAATTCAGACAATGGCTAATTAATCAGAATGATACTTTCATCAACGATAACCTTGATTCTATTCTTTCTAAGATTGATGACGAATTTAATATCATTAATGCTAATGAAGAAGAAACAGAAACTTTAATACTATGGCTTAGTGAATTTTTAGGGTAATAAAAAACCTGCATTATGCAGGCTTAGGTTATTTCTTTTCTAGTCGTTACCGTCCCAACCCTCAATAAATCTTTTCATAGTATGCTCCTTTTTAATTGAATTAAAAAAGATTACTGTCACTAATCTTTACTGCTTTTACGTGATAAATTATAACAAAGTGTATTTATAAAATAAACTTTATATTTATTCAACAACCACTTCTTCATCAAATGTTTCAACGCCCTGAGAAATAACTAATGCTCCTGTTCTGATTTATCCATTAGTTCTAACATTTTACGAACCTCTTTAGTGCATAAGTAAAACTATCAACTCAGGAAGCATTGAAATAATCTTAATCAATGCAATTCCAAAAATAACAGACCATATTGTTTTACGTAATTCTTTACCATTAAAATTTAAGGTCTCCATAATAAATACTCCTAGAATTTTGAGTTTAAATCGTTTATCATTCATATATTATTTGTTTCCTTATACTTGTACTATTTGGAAATAAAAACCCTAGTAATTACCAGTTACTAGGGTTTCTTTTTTTCTACTAACTGTGTTACTTAATTATCACAATATTTATTATCTATTAAGAGAAGAAGCTGTTCAGCACTCTCATTTTGTGATTATTATTTTCACACTACAAATGCAATATTTCTTTTAAACTAGTTTAAGAATTTAGATAATAAAAAACCCCAACTATTTCTAGTTGAGGCTGTTTATAATTCCTTTGTTTTCTAGTTTACTTCAACACTAGGAGAAAATGTCTTGCTTACCATATTTCTTCCCTCGTTAGTAATAACATTAACTACTTCCTTTGCAGTCGCTGCTGTTGTGACATTTACCGTTTGATGGTTTGTTTGGTTAGTTGTTATTACTTTTTTATTGTGTTGCGCTCCAGGAGGCTGAACACTCACATTTCCTATAGAGAACATTCCTGCCTTTCCTGTCTGCATTATTTTCTGGTTTGCTTTTAAAGCGTTTTTGAGACCACTAGGCATATTTTTACTACTTTCACTGAAATCAAAAAGTTTAAAACTATCAACAATTTTGTCTATCTTTTTGCTAATCCAATCAAACGCACCAGAGAATACATCCTTAAACCATTTAATTGGACTGAAAGAAAGTATAATATTTTTTATATTATTAAGGGCGTTTTTAAACGCATCAGATAAATTGTCAGGAAGATCAACACCAAACCAACTTAACACCTTAGCAAATATTTTGTAAAACCACCACATTGGAGTAAAGTAGTCCAAAATTGCAGCGCCTATTTTTAAAATTCCAGCAACCGTATAGGTTTTCAGCAAACTCCACATATCTTTAAACCATTTTGTAATACCCTCCCAATTGTCATATATTAAATATCCAGCATAAGCAAGAGCTGCAATAACTGCTAAAACAGCTAAAACAGGAAGAGAAAGCCCCGCTAAAAGAGGAGCTAACAGTGCGAAAGCTGTTTTTAATAATGAGACAACCCTAAGCACAACAGAAAGAACAGATGCAATGGCTATAATGTTGGCGATAGCTGGACCTGCTCCTCCCAAATACTCAAAAAACTCAGAAAGCGGATCTAATATCCACTCAAGAGATTTTCTAACTTCCTCAAAACTACCAACCCAGTCACCTATTAAGCTATTGCCACCTTGCATCCATACAAGTATATCCTCACCTATGAGGTACATTCCGTACATCAACAATGAAGCTTTTAAAAATCCTTTTAGCATTGGTAATAACATTTTCTTAAAAGCGGTTGCTATCGCTATAATTGGACCTTTCATTTTGGCAACACGTCTATACATTTTGATAATTTTATTATTGGTTCTTTTCAACATTGAGTTGAGCATTAAGAACGAACCAAGAATTCCAGCAGAGCCTACTTTCGCTGCAATTTCTTGAAAGTTATCAGAAATATATGTTGTTAGTTCGTAGAATTTCTGCCCCCATTGTGTCATTTCATTGAGTGGCTTAGCTATTTTCTCAACTAAAATGGTGTGTAGGTTCGTCCATCCTTGTCCAAATCTTTTGGGTATTAGTGAGAACTTTTTATCTATTTTATCGCCTTGAGCAAGTAGCCCTTTAACCATTTTTTTAGATGATAAAAGTCCTTTTTCTCCCATCTCTTTCAACTCACCTACTGATATTCCAAAACTATCTGCAATAGCTTTAGCTAAACCGTTTGAGTTTTCTAAGATTGATCGTAACTCATCACCTCTAAGCGTTCCTGCTGATAATGATTGTGAGAACTGCTGTATAGCCGCTGCATCTGTTCCTGGATTTTTACCTCCAGTCATCGCAACAGACTTACCAACAATATCAGCAAGTCTAACAGCATCCTGATCTGAAATTCCTAATGCTTGCTTATTTCTCGCAACAGAGCCAAATAAATCAATGTTACTTTCAAAATCTGTACCTGAGTTAATCGAATTTTCATAAACCTGCTTACGAACATAATCCGCATTACCCTCATCAGCAGAAATCGCTAGACGTCCTTTTATACTTGCTGACTCGTCCATTAATCTAGTTACACTAAGTCCGCCCATTGCAACTAGAGCCATTCTAATGTAACCACCTAAACGAGAGTAAGCCTTTGCCATTTTATTAGCTGAGCGTGTTACTCTTCGCTGTGTATTGTGTAGCCTTGTTGCTCCATTATTCGCTTTATTGTACGCTTCTGCTCCTTTGTCTACTTTTTTCTGTAACTCATCTACTACTTTTTGAGTTTTTTTAAGAGAATCAGACAAACCTGAGGTTTTTGCTGCTTTGTTTAATGACTTATTTAAAATCTCTACTTTCTTTTTTGCTATTTCTACAGACTTGATAAACTTCTGCATATCTTTGTTATTTTTAAGTCTGTACTCAAGCACAGTAACTAATTCATTTGCTATCATATTTTCTCCACTTAATTAAATTAAAAAGCCCTGTAAACACAGGGCTATCTTATTTTTTATATGCTTCAGCTTCAGCGGCTGCTTGCCCATCTAGCAAAGCATTTAACTTAAGTAAGTCAAGCAATGAACAAGTACCGTTTTTTACTTCTGCAAGAGTCGTCACTTTTGCAATTATTGGTCGCCATATCAACATCTCATCTAAGAGTTCTTGTCGATAAGTTCCGACAGACTGCCCTTGCTCAAGCCGTCCCACCCAGAACGGTTGAGCAAACGCACTAAAGGGTCTTTAAAGTTCTCAATAGCAACTTCAACAATTAACTCTAAAATGCCAGTGAAGTCCTCAAAAGCCTCATCAAAATTTGCTTTTTTAAGTACCACATTATCATCATTTGCATCATCAAATGTGACTAAGCCATTACACAATAATCGAGATGACCAATGCTCTAAACTCGCTCCATCTAATGCAGTTGATAACGCTGTTATAGCGCTTTTAATATCGACCTGACTGTCAGTAGTCATAACACCACTTAACGCAGGCAATATTTCTTTCTGCAAATCACCAAACGTTTTTAAAGCATCAAAAGCATTCATTCTTTGAATATAAAAAGACTTTTCGCCTATCTTAACTTCTTTAATTTTTGCCATTAGTTACCCCCTACTGTATAAATTGCATTTGCTGTATGAATTTCCCATTCTCGAGTAGATAACTCTTTTCCAAACTCACTGTTTGGTTTTTTAACAATCCACGCCTGAGCGGATGCAAATAATGATTTACCTCGCTTATCAGTAATAGAAATTGGCATAATGTAAGAGCCACCAGAGATTTGGTCTCGGTCGTAAGCATCTGACAAAACAGCATTACTTTCAGATGTTTGTTGCAAAGTCAAAGTGACTTTCATTCGCTTATCCGTACTCATAGCACGAGCTACTTCACCGTCAGCCCCTGCTTCAGAAGAAACACCATCTGACATTTGCTCAACGTTCACAAAAGTGCCATCTGCGTAACCTTTTACTGAGTGAGCGCCAAAAGTAATAATGACCTTACTTGGATCGTATGTTTTTAATCCCATTTTTTACTCCTTATAGTTCGTATGCTAACGAGCCTTTGATTTCAGTTAAGTGGATAGCACCTGCTAAACGTGCAATCCAAGTCATATTTTGTAAGAAACGACTAGCTTTACGGTTAGAACTAATTGATGAAGCAAGTGGCTTGTTAATGATATAAGACGGAATAACTTTGCCTTCTTCATCTAACTCATCTGGAGCAATTCCACCACGTCTTATACCTAAGTCTAATGACTGTTGCATTGAGGCAGCTATCATTTCAATCCCTGCATCTGTGTATGGGACTTTTCCATCAGCATTAATAATCGTAAACGCCACATCAGATTGCATTGTCGCCTCTAACCAATCACGGAAGCGGATAATATCAATCCATTCACCAGCTGCTACTTTTCCTAATTGCGTTAGGGCAAATTGACCGTTAAACATTTCAAATGTATTCACATTTTTACCGTGCGCAACAATCGCCTCACCCTCTTTCAGATAGTCTGCGGTAACTCCAGCCAAACGCTTATTTGCCCACGTTGCAGAGCCTGGATAATATGTAAATAATTTAGCCATTGCTGCAATATCAGTAAATTCACTATCTGCTTGCGGATCATAATGAACGGCTGTTCGGAAAAATTGTCGATCTTTAAGAATAGAGCCGATATCATCCGTCTTGCCACCATCTACAATATGTTTGTCGCTAGATGCTGTTACGAATAACTTACCATTAGCCTCAACCCATTCAGCTACTGCAATAACATCTGATTTTTCACGAGAAGTGATTGCCACACCATACCAAGAGCCGCCTTCATCTTTAATTGCAGTTAAGCACTCAGCCCAATTTTCTGTGCTTGTACTTTCACCAATCGACAGCTTGCCTTTAACTCCAATCTTGCTATCGCACTGAACAGTTATTACACCATCGCTAGCTGTAGCACTTGTAACATTTGAAAGTGCAGCTAATTTAGTAGCTAATCCTGTAGAAATTGAATTAAGCGTGCTTGATGATGTTGCGTTCTGCGTTACTGATTCATCGCCAACAGTAACTGTATAATCACCTGTAACTGCTCTAGTCACTTTGATTTCTGTTTCATTTGCCGCTTGGCGACCAATATAAACTTTGTCAACGTGAGGAATTTGTGAGAATGTAGATGCCGCTGCTTTATATAATTTAGTGTCAGACGACAATCCTAAATCTAAAAGCTGATCAGCTCCTGTAATTGCCATCATACGAGTGTTAGATAGCGAATGAGGCGCAACAATAATTATGTCACTAAAACTAGGAACGCTAATTCCTGTTGTGTTCAAACTAATCTGAACACTTACTAAACGGTCTAAATTAGCCATTTTTATACTCCTGATTAATTTCCACTTTCTCAATAATATGAAGTGTCTCCATCACACTTGTCACATAATTAAAGTGAATTGTTAAAGTTGATCGGCTTTCCCAATCAACGCTGTTGATAGTCTCTGGCATCTGCTGAATGCCACCAAAATTACTTATTGATACGTTTAAAGATTCACAAATAGAAAGAACTTCTTCTGTTTGTAATTGCTGTACAAATTCATCAAGTATTTGATAGCTGTCATTTCCATAACAATCTATCTGTACAATTGCTTGTCGATGCGACTCAATTAAACGCTCTCCATTTTCGCCTAATACTTGCTTGTGACTTGGCAAACTTGTATCAGCACTTAAAATGTGAATAGTTATATAAGGCTTAGGAGGGAGTTTAACTCCTGATTGATACGCAAAAAAAAGAGGCTTGCTTGTCGCTGCCTCTAATACTTTATAAAGTGATTTTTTCATATCTTAACCGCCAAATAACGATAATGTGGAATAATGCCTGACTGCCAACTAGATTTATCACGAATTAAAAATTCACAATCATCATATATCAGCACATCACCATCAGCAGAGTTAGAACCATCATTTCCTGCTTGCTTTAAATTCTCTCTGGTGTAAATGCGGATCGCTCGCTCAACAACTGCACCATCACTACGCAACTCCATAGCATCGTAATCGCTTTGCGTTGCAGGCTGAACGCTTGCCATTACCTCAATTTTTTCTTCAGAAGCGATATCTTGCCAAACGCCATCAACAAAAGAGCCGTTCTTTTTAGCCTTTTTAACTACATACTTTTTTCTAAAAGTCATAACTTACTCCAGTTAATAGAACGATACATTTTTCTTGTGTCGATTAAAGGTCTACCGTGTCCTTTCTTACGTATTGTTGCAGGTGCGTTTTCAACAAAATTTCCTTCTGAAATCTCATTTTTCACATACCTAACATATGTTCGCCCAATGTTTTCTGTAATAGAGTTAATGTCTAAACTTTCATTTTGAAGTTGTTTTAACATTTTTCTCTGATACTTTGTTAATTTATCTTTAGATGTTCCTAAGGTTTGTCGCATAAAGGGACGAGGAGGCGCTTTTGATGTGCCAAATTCATTAAAAATAGCAACTTGAGCAACACTAATACCACTGCTGTACTCGCCAGACTCTGGAAGAATACCAACCTTTATCTTAACTTTAGACAAATTCCGCATTTGTCGCTCTATCTGCTTCAACTTATTCATTTCGTTTAGCTCCGTGACATAGGCACCATTGTGATGGTTTGTTTAGCTGAATCAATGATATTCTGATAAGCAGCTAAATATCCATAAAGATCGATTCCTACGCCATTGTCGCCATAACTTCTAGATAAGTCCCCCTCTTCTTCTCTTGTAACGCCAATAGGAATACTATCTATTGATTGCGTTCGCTTCTGATTAGTTAGAAGATACCCAGCATAATAAACTTGCGCTTCTCTTTTTTCGTCTTCCGACAAATTGACTTTCACTTTTTTAACAGCGAAAGTAAGAGCTTGCTCCTTTTTATCAGTTTCGACACTAGATACTGCTGGGCATAATAAATCAAGCAATTCTATTAAACTGAGATTATCCATTTAACCCCTCTTTAAGCTACATTTAATAACACCACCCCTTAGCGCCAAGTCTTTTGGGGTGGCAATTAATCAACTAACACAACAAAAATAACTAGTCGTTAGATCCGTCATTGTTGTTCTCCGCATTTTCTAGCAAAGCAATTAACTCATCTTTTTTAGCATCAGAGCCATATGCAATACCTTTTTCACCTAAGAGAGCTTTCAGTTCTGCAACTTTCATTTTGCTAAAAACATTGGTTTCAGAATTATTGATGACGACCGCTTCAATGCCAAGATTTTTATAAGCCTCAACTATTAAAGGATAATCACCATAAATCGTGACTTTTTTCGCATTTTTTCTAGCTTCCTCAAAGTGAGAGGCACTGCGATAGTGCCCATCTAAACCATCAATCTTGCGACCATTACTTGAATAAATTAAATGCATTCATTCCTCCTAAGTTAATGTGATAATTACACCAGCAGTGTTCTTATTGCTTGATGCATATTTCTTCCAAGATGCAGTTGCTCCTAATGTTTCTATATCAGGGTTAGAACCTGCTTCTTTGTCATTGTAAGAGTACCCAAGAACATCAATGTTGAATGTCCCCTCAGCACGAACACCAATAGATAAGTTTGTTCTGTCGTTGATGTTGTATGCAGCAACTTCTGGCAGTTGAGAATTGGTGATTTTCACTGCACCAGGCTGTAAGCCATAGATTGTTCTTTGTTTTGCTTGGTCGGTAACTAAAACAGGAACGTTTAAAGTACCTGGCATTCCGCCATAGATGACCACACCTGCCTCTTCATAGATTTTTTCAGCAATAGCTTGATCAATAAAATCAAACCACGTTTCACTATCCATTAACCACAAACCTACTCGGTTAAATTTATCACCAAAAGCACGAAAGCCTTTAGTCATCACTTTTTTACCATCTACACTGATTGAACCGCTAGTTTGCATTTGGCTATTAGACCCGATTGCACCATCTAATGAGGCTGTAGCGTAGTTAAAGTACCCTTCTATTAAAGCGTCAGCATAATCACGACCAACTACCTGAGAAAACTCTTCAGGGCTGCGTCCGCGACGCTTCATCGCTTCTTTGGTCATTTCGTATGGACCATACATAAAAGGCACTTTAACCCCTACCTTTTCGCCCATATCAATCTTGTTGCCTTCTGCTGCTGCATTAGAGTTGACGTCACGATGTTTGATTGAACCACCAATTTTGTAAAAAGCATCGTGAGAAAAATCGCCTAGAATATTTTTATCTTCGAGGACTAACGCGCCATTACTTGCTTTGTTGAAAGTTGCAAGATTATCTTGCATTTGCTCAAGATATCCAGTTTGAACATCTTGGTTATAGATGATTACATCACTATTTACTGTTGTTGCCATTTATAGCTCCTTAAATTATTTATCAAGTTTTAGAAAAGCTGCGTGTCCGTTTTCTTCAACAAACTTATGCTTTTCTTCTGCACTCATTTTTGAACGTTTTAAATTCGTTTGGCTTCCACCATTACCACTAACAGAAGGGTTAGCACCTGCACCGCTCATTCCAGAGCTTTTTAAAATACTGTCTTTGTTTGGATAGCTATCAACTAAAATAGCCAGTGACTCTTCAAAGTCGGCTAAGCTACCTGCTGTTTCAGGCTTGCGTGAATACAGTTCATTACCTTGACCATCTGTTGCAACCACTTTGCCATCTTTAATTTGAAAATGACGACCAAAGAATGCTTGTGC